CTTTGTATTATTTACACAAAGATTTACACATCATGCCCAGCTAATCGCATCATTTGTTTCATATCTAATTTACCACCATGTTTTTCTAACTCTGAACTAAGACTGACACCTCCTTTGGAACCACCAAGATCTGCCACATCTTCGTCTGTAGCTCCGAAAACAGCAGATGCATCAGCATCATCCTTAATCATTGGCTTATTAGAATCTTTGTTTCTTTGACTTTCTGAGAAGGCTAATAATTTCTTGGGATCTTCTCTTATATGATCAGGTATATCCTCAGTGTATTGAAAAATATTATAAAACATTCTACCAAATAATATAACTCTAAGTTGATAAATAGTTAGCTGAGTTATAGGTTTCTCATAAAATGCATATGAGTTTTCACAAAAAGATAGATACATAGCAAAAAAAGGTCTTAATACAGCTTCCTGTATTTTTTCATCGCTTAACCTTTCCTGAATACTATTTTGCAAAAGCGTTAACTTTGCCACTTCCCACACCTCTAAATCACCAAATTGATCATCTGTGTATAAATGCTCTGTCAACTCTTGATCTTTAAATAATAAAAACCTTAGAATTTCATCATTACTTCTCCTATTAGCATAGTCCTCTGCCGTCTTTCCTATGACTTCTCTTCGCCTACCCTCTAAATCACTAAGCTCTGATAATTTAGCATCTATATCCTCTTCTAATTTTTCTCTTTGAGAACGTAGAGGTAAAACTTTTTGTGTCTTTTTTAGATTATCTGTTTCAAATCTTAGTGTTGATATCTGCGTATCTTCTTCAGAAGACCACATTCCATCTTCCATTACCGCTTTTATTCTATCTTCTTCAGACTCTAAGCCTTTATCCAAAGCTATCTTAACATATTTATCATAATACTTATGAAGATATCTTTGATCTTTTAAACTAAGATGTTTTATATATATGTCTTTGCCTTGGAATGAAACCTCTGTATAACCGTCAAAAGCTTCACCAACTAAAGATATATAAAACTCTTCCTTATATTTCACCCTTCTCCACTTTCTCTAAAAGATCGCTGAACTCATCAGGAGTGGACGCTTGGTTATAAAACCAAAAGGCTAGAATAGTAGTGACTTTTTGAACTAACTTACCATAAAAATCAGAAGCCTCCTCCTCTTTTGAGTAGTAATCTTCAAGTTTGTCATCAAAATCAATACCCTTGAAGTAAGGTGTAGGTTCATCCTCGCCCTCTTCTTGGGTATTGGTGAGCATCAAAGTATACCAAAGAAGCAAACGATTCTGAGCTTTTACATCAGCGGTGTGATCAAAAATTGTTTGCATAGAACTTTCTGCATCAACCATTTTCTTTTTACCCTCTATAATCTCCTCTTTGAGTTCCTCTATGCGTTTTTCATCCTCTTTGGTTTTATTCTCGCTACTTTCTAGCCTAATGTATTCATTCTGCGATTCAAAAACTTGTTTATATATTTTATAATAATCTTTGTTTTCTGCCTCGGTAAAAGCTCCACCTGTATCACTATACTTTTTGAAAAGCATCGCTTTGGTAAGAATCCCCTTTTTTACGCATCTACTCATTTCAATAGAGTATTCTAACTCTGCCTCTTCTAACTCACGCCTTGATGGTCTTTTTAGACGAACTTGAACTGGGACTTTCGCTTTAACTTTTTTAGTTACAGTGGTCTCCTCACCAGTTTTTTTGTTTTTGCGTGTGTGGGTTTTCTCCACTTCCCTCTCTTCTTCTAGAGAAAACGAATATAATTCTTTAAATTCCATAGCCTTTTTCCTTATTTAAAAATAAAACTTACAGTATAATTATCTAACCCAGAGTCAAAATTTCTAATAGATTCATTGCCGATATCTAAGATTCTTTTTCTAATCCAGCTAACTTTTTCTGGGGTAAAGTGATTAGCAGTATTAATAATTTTGTGATGTTCCTCTGGTATGTTGTCGTAAAGCTTTTGATAATGAAAATCATGATCAGCTTTCATGTCCTCAAGCATTCCAAGCATTGTTTTGAAAAGCCTAGAAATTTGCTCGTTTGAATCCCTGCTCAACTTTTTTTTTGCATCCATGCCTTAATCCTATCTTATTATATAAATAAAAGTGTAAAAATCAATATGGCGGGATTTTTATCACAGAATCAAATAAATAAGATACGAGCTTTGAATGATACCTTGCACACAACTTTCGCAAGAACTATCACTGTGTATAAGAACGCAAAGACTACATTAATAGCATCTAATGATAACTGGAACGCTTTGTATGGAAGAACGAATACAGGATCGGATAGCTCTGTAGAATACAGTATTGCTTCTCAAGAATTTCAAGCTCGTATTTACTATGATAACATGGACACATCATACCTAACAGATGATGGACCTGGAGAACAAGCTGGCACACAAAATAAAGTGGTCGCTTCTGATGGAGTTGTGCGGATAGTTGTCAACGAAGATGGATATAACTATATCAATGAGGCTCGTAGAGTAGAGTTTGATGGCACAAAGTTTTTAATAGAAAGCGATGGAAAACCAAGGGGTTTAACGTCAAACCAGTTTTATGAGTTTGAACTAAGTCCTGTAGAATAACCATAATGGCTAGATTAGATGCAGATGTCAGACAAGCTATTAGGAAACAAGCTCCTAAAGTAGCTAAAAAAGATATACGTAAAGAAGTAGAGAAGAGATTTAATAAGGTAAAAGATGAGATGATCGCAGAATTTCTGGCTCATCCTGTAACAAAAGAAATAGCCTCTGGACCAAATGGCTCTAATACAAGTGGCACGTTAGGTGGCGTTAGTAATCTTTTTGCCTTCATAGGTTTTGATAGTGGAGATCAGCCTATACTTCCTATTCTAGAATTACTTAAAAAAACAGATATAATATTTAAGAGAGATTTGAAAGGTAGATTTGTAGGCTCAGAGTTTGAAATTACTTTACCAACTAGAGAGCAGATTTTTGCTATAACACCTTTACCATATATTGGTGGGCGAAGCTGGTCAGAGGGTATAGAAAGAGGAATATCTGGCTTAGGTTTCTTGATAAGAAAAAAAGCTGGTAGGTCAGGATCTGCGATACAAACCCGTGTAAAAGTAAGGAAGGGTAAGTTTCAAAATGTTCCTTACATATCCTCTTTACTTAACAAATATAATAAAAAATTTAAAGATCTAAAATGAAAGAACAATTCCAACACAAGATAACGAACTCATTCATTTTATGGTTTGACAACTTTTTACTAACAAAAGGAGAAGCTTTTAGTAATAAAACAGGAACTCTTTTTAATTATACTGATTCTAGACTAGATTCTAGATTCACACCATATGGGAGTGCTTATAAACAGTGGGTAACAGACTCTTCAGTAACAGGTGCCACAATACCTTCTGGCGTTTTTATTAATGGAAACTTTTCTGGTCGTGATGATGGTGTAGTTTTAGACTTTGATAACGGAAGAGCACTAATATCTGGAGATGTAACCACATCGACTGTCACTGGTGAATTTGCTGTTAAAGATTTTAATATTTACCTCACGAATGATACAGAAGATGATATAATTGTAGAAAACAAATATGTTGTTAATTCTAGAATACCCTCTATCACAGAGACTAATATAACGCCGTATGATGATGTTGTGCCAGCTATATTCATTTCTACAACAAGAGGAGAGAACGCTCCTTATGCTTTAGGAGGATTACAAAATAGTAAAATAAATGTAAACGCTGTGGTCTTAGCAGAAGACACTTACGGACTAGATGGTGTTTTATCAATATTTATGGACTCTGTTGATGAGTGTTTCGCAGAGCTGCCGATGAAAGAATATCCAGTAACAGAATTAGGAGATCTAAAGGATAACACATATAATTATACAGGCACAGCAGCAGGTTTTGATGGTAACCTAAAATTTTATGTAGATAGGGTAACAACATCTAAACTTACTGACAGAGAAAGAAACATATTAGCTAATGAATTATATGTTGGATTTATAGATTTTGACATAAATATGGCTAGGACGAGGTTCAGCTAATTTTTCACATTTTACCTAGAAAACTGTAAACAAGAGAAAGAATCTTTTATCATGGCCAGAAATAGAGTAATTTACCAATCGGAAGCTTTATATGTAGGGCAAGATGCGTCACTTCTCGCAGCAGTCAACCATAACCAAATCGAGAGAACGCAGAGCGCCAATTTTAGCTATACAATTAACAGGCAGGACATTAACCAGTTTGGAGAACTCGCAAGAATCGACTCATTAATTCTTGACCCTCCAACTGTATCGACTGACTTTTCTTATTATTTAACGGACGGTTTTAACGAACAAGCTTTAGGTTTCTTCGTTAATACTGGAGCAGCAGGTGTCAATGATGGTCAGTTCGCATCTGGCCATTTAATCGGGAGTTCTGGTCGTAACGTATTTATTGTTACTGGCCCTGAAGGAAAAGACCTTAACGGCGCTGGCGCTATTGCATCTGATGACAAAACAATTGGTATCGGTAACTGCTACTTAAGCGACTACAGTGTCGATCTTTCTGTTGGATCTATTCCAACTGTATCAGTTACAATGGAGGGTGCTAATGTCCGTGCGGACGCAGGTGGTGCCGCAATAGACAACCCATCAGTTGATCAAGAAGCTGGAACACCTATGGCTGGAACTATTACTTTACCAGCCCCAGTAACTGGAACTAGCACCGCTGGAATTAGTGCTCTTCGCCCAGGAGATGTTACTGTATCTCTTACAGCGTTTGATGGATCTACCGTAGCAGATTTAGCTGGATCTGATGGAGCGCACGTTCAAAGTGTTTCTCTCAGTGTTCCGCTTTCTAGAAGCCCACTGCAAAGACTTGGAAGCAGATTCCCATTTGCGCGTGAAGTTGATTTCCCAGTTGAGGTTAGCATGAGTGTTAACGCTTTGGTTAATGAAATCGGAGCAATGCAGTTAGCCAGTGTTTTAGAGTCTGGCTTCCAAGCAGCCAGTGTTACTGTAAAAGACGAGGATGGAGATCAAGCAGTTAAATATACCTTATCTGGTGCTAAAATAGATAGTGAGAGCTTTTCTTCTTCTATCGGATCTAACCAAACAGTTGATCTTACCATTAGCGCACAGATCGGTGGAACTAATGATATAAGCGCTGGATTATTCATGGAAGGCGCTAACCGTATTCATAGATCTGGATTTAACGGCAGACCTGGACCAATGTAATGGCACTTAGCGACTTCAATAAAAAAGCCGCGCATCATAAAAAGTTTGCGAAAGCTTCACCCACTCCGAAAGGGGTGGGTGAGGCTATTCCTTCAAAAGCTCCTTCTAAGAAACTGAAAGATGCATTCCCTACTATATGGGATTTAAAACATCACATAAGTCAATCTAGCCATAAATCTGTGGCTGATTTATGTAGCTCATACGGAGCTAAGGACGCTGGCGATCTGTTAAATTTATATAGAGAGCAGTAATTAAGTGTAAGTCACATAACTTACTCCACCAACTCCGCTAGAATCTATACCGCCTAACTGTCTAGGCTGCGCTTGGTATATATTATACTGGGCTGCTAATTGTGTGACTCTATCCATACAGTCACTAGCAAGACCTCTGTAGACTTTAGATACTTCATTGCGATTAACGAACGTAACGGCGCTCTCACCGTCTCTGAGTGATAAAATGTTGTCACCACTCACGGAAGAGTCTGCGATGCCTCTGAGGGCGTTTCTGGCCTGTTTATTGTAGTAATTAGAAAGGTATAACTCTTTGAGCACACTTTGTGCTTCTACATCGATTGCTCCATAACTACCAGTGGCTTCATCGCCAAAAAAATCAGTATACAAATAAGTGTTAACTTGCCCTAAGTTTTCATTTAGCCAACCGCTAACAGCAGCCACAGTTGCTATACCCGTGTCACTATCAAATTCTGTGACAACTATTCCAGATGCTAGGTCTTCTAATACGTTCGGCATGTTATATATTACACAAGCTTTAGCTGTTTAACCAATCCATAAGTTCTTTATGTTCAGGATTATTAGGATCTAATTCAAAAGCGGGTTTTTCTTGAGGCTGTGTAAATCTATTACCTCTGCTTTGATGCCTATGAAATTCCTTAATAATATTATCTTTTAAAGCGTTAGGTTGATAGTAAGGATTGATACCAACTTTCCTAGCAAAAGATTGTAAGTCTGCTTTAGTCATTCTACTAAGTTTGCCTTTTAAAATATTTAAATCATTAGTGCCAAAGTTATTGGTTTCACCAGTGCCATAAATAACTTCAACTTCTTGTAACACTTCTTGATATCTAGCTGTGCTTGTCTCTCCTTTACTTTTAAGTTCTTCTAGCTCCTCTAAAAGACCCTTCTTTGCAGGTTGTTCTTGACCAGTAGTGACCTCTTTGTATGGAGCACTTTTCTTTTTACCTGTTTTTTTCTTAGCCATATACTATTATATACACTTAATAAATAAATTACAAAAAAAAAGCCGCCCCCGCAGGGACGGCTTCTTTTATATTTAAGGTTTGATTACTGACCTTTAATGAGTCCGAGCAGGACGCGATTGTCGAGAACGATACGGCCCTCTTCGATTTGACCGAAGTAACCGATTTTGTTCTGACGAATGCTATACTGATCATCAGCGACCAGATTCATCTCACTCTGACTATCAGGATCAGTAGCAACAACACGCATGAGCGAGTCACGGGTCCGATCAACACCGACGATGATCTCATCAGATGCTCCAGCAAACTGGTTGGCTCTAGCACCTGCGAAGGTCTTATAGCTAGTAGTTCCAGCAGCGTTATCAAACAACGTGTTGAACTTCTGACCTTTACCGAATTCGTTGAATTCTAAGATGTTGACACCCATGAAACTGTCAAGACCTGCATTCTGATAAAGCTCATTACGGAGCTGCTCAGGAGCAGGAAGAACAGTAGATTCAGAAGTGTCAGGAACAGCAGTGGTGTTTACAGGGTTGTAAGCCATTGCACGGATGCTTCCGACAACCTCTGGTGAACAAACGATATCAGTGATACCGCGAGTCCGAGTTGCAGGAGTTCCACCAATCCAAGAGGTGTTAACACGCTTTGCAAGAGTCATCAACTTGTTAAAGTCATCAATCAGAACAGTATCAGCAGTTACCGTCCTGAAGACCTGCACATCACCATCGAGGGGAGAAGACTTGATAGTAGCGCCAGCAAGAGAACTCATAACAAGAGTAGCAGAAGTGCGATCTTGCTTGAGTAGAATCTCTTGAGCAACGCGAGTGAAAGTCTTGCTCACAACGTCCATGCGGCTTTTGGCAGCATAGCGGCGATCAAAATCAACAGCGGAATCAAGAGTGTAAGTGGCGACCTTCAGCTCAGAAACAGTCGGGAGAACCTGACTGCTAGGAAGTCCACCAGCGTGACTCTGGCTCCACACCTTGACGTAATCTTCGTCAGCGATGTCGTAGTAAAGGTCAAGCGGAATGCTTGGGTTATCATCAGCGTCAAACTGAAGCGACTGGAAAAGGCTGCTTACGGTAGGTGCATTGTTGATGACCTCGGCCAAAACTGGTCCGATAAATTCAGCAAGTGCCACCTGTGCCTCGTATGCAACATTGCGATTACGAGAAGCCATAGCTTTGATAAGCTCGACTTGTTCGGGAGTTCTTTTTAAAGTAATTTTCATGTTATAAAGTCCTTTCTTTTATTAGTTACAATCAAACGATATGACGATGTAATTACCAGAGAACTGATCTGTGGTGTTACCCTCGTTAGCGCGGGTTCCAGTTCCAAGAACGTGACCAAAGACCTTATCCTCGTCTACTAGATCGCCTGTGGTAATAGTTGTAGCACTAACAGTGGTAAAACCAGTGATTTTACCAGCGTTAGAGGAAAGCTTAATCCTATTTCCTGGGGCATAGCTAGTGAGAGGCCCGTCAAATGCAGAAGAACTTAAGGTAAAGATACCCTTAGTCGCGATAGGGACAGCTTGTCCTGGGAGCATCGCTTGGAGTTCCTCTTGCTTCTGTGGGTTATAAAGAAGCTTTTCGCCGTTCTCATCATTTTTAGCGGTTTGGAAGAGAGTCATGCCGATGCAATGATCCTCGTCAGCAGCGCCTGTAATTTTAAGATTAACTTCAGGATACATCTCCGTAGTTCCAAGGAACGGATAACTGGTATCACCCAGATAAGAGTTCGTTTGGTAAGTTATTGGATCTGCATCAAAGTTACCGTCAGCGACTTTAACAAAGAGGCCAGCATCGCCAGCCCCTGAGTCGGTCGTAGCCGTATTAACATCACTCGCAATTACCGAGAAGAGGTTAACGACATCGTGATCAGAATATTGTCTGAATGGTAGAATTCGTAATGCCATGATTTTAGTTGGTTATTAATTAAGAAATTTCAATATTATCGCGGGAAAATGCGCTCTTGAACTTGTCACGAAGAGAAGGCTCCTCAGTAGCTACAGATTCATTTGCATTAGAAACACCAACATCAGTAGGCTCTGCGTCATCAAGAGCTTCTTCCAACTCAACTTCTTCTTCAGAAGCGTTAGATACCCTCTTGGCGACTTCCTCATCAATACGAGCTTGAATCTCAGCATCAAATTCGGCTTGCACCTCTTTGTTCTTATGTTTCCAAAGGACTTCCAGCTTGGATGCAAATGCTTCATAAGCATCGGCATCATCAAGATCCCTAAGCTCAGTAGCAAGAAATTCGCGGTCTTGATCATCAAGTTGGAACTTCTCATCCAGAGAATCCATACGCTCATTAAATGAGGCAACGGCTTCTTCAGCTTTCTTGTCCTGTTCAAAAGCAAGAATGCGCTCATTGGCAGCATTCAGCTTTTCTTCCATATCAGAAACCGAGGACTTTAACTCCTCGTATTCCTTGATTGCGCCCTCTTTGGCTGTCTTCTCTGCTTCAACATCCTTGCGGTATTGTTCATCCCGCTGACGGATAGCATCTGCAAATGTGTCAGTCATCGAAGCGACAGCTTCCTTGGAGAATTTCTTCTCGCTCAGAAGCTCCTTAAGTTCGGTAAGAGTCTTTTCAATTTCCATGTCGATAAAGTTCTTTTCGTTGTTTACATTTATTTCACGGTTTTGTGAAATTTTATCCCTTTTATCCCTTATAAAAAACTGGGATTTTTTAGGTGGTTCACCATACAGACCTTTGACTTGAGCTGCTGGGTTCAGAGTGTAAGCTATACCAAGAGGGTAGATATCACCCATGATTAACCTGTTAATAGTCTCTCCTTTGTCAGTCTTTCCGTTACCACCAAAACTTCTTAAAAACCCCTGTAATTTAAGTATTTCATCAGGGTCAGATACAATCCTAGATTCACTTAAAAGGTCACTGCCAACAGCTAAAACATAGCTATTGAAACCAACCTCCCAGCTGGCAGATACCTTTTGATAACTACCGTTTTCTGGGTCTAAAGAACTTTCGACTAATTTAGTGAAAGAAGGATTGACTCCTTTATAAATAATCGCACCTAGTGCTATATTAAAAGGTTTTTCTTTTTCTTTGGCCTCTTCTTCTGATAAAAGCTTATTGTCTCCAAAGGAGCTATAACCAGCAGAGGCTACATGACCAACAACTTTTTGTTTATCATGTTCGATGTTAGTGGGTTTATGTATAAAATTCTTAGTATACTTAACAGCTGTTGCGCTGTCCATCCCATCTCCATTTTTATTGAATTTGTTTACGACAGCAGCATTGAAAGCTACACCTAACAAATCAATGTTACTGCCGTAATCAACATCAGTTGGGAGCAAAGGAGCTAATGATTCTAAGGAAGCCTTAGATATCAAAGAAGACTCGCTAATTTCACAAGCTAGAAGTGGACAGTCAAAAGTAGTAGTATACTTATAGTCCATCACTCTTCTTCTTCAGAATTTTTATTAGTTAAGTCAATTAGAAGTTGAGCGTAGCTCATTTTAGGCTTAATCTTCTTTTTCTTCTTATCTTTATCCTCGTCTTTGTGCATCATGCTCTTAGATTCTTTTTTGTCTTTGCGGAGCATCTCAAAGTCCTCTTTTGAAATTTTACCGTCTTTATTTTTATCAAGAGCACTCTTTTGTTTAGGACTCATCTCGGCTTTAGCTTTTTTCTTATCGTGATAACCAGCTTTAGTTTTTTTAGTCTTATCCATGTGTTTGCCATCTTTTATCATATGCATATCAGCCTCTGCCTTTTTCTTCTTCATCATATGCATGTAACCCTCAGAATGTTTCTCTTTCATCTCTTTGTCGCCATGATCCATGCTTTCAGATTTATCTTTCATTTTAAGCACTTCTTTATGCTTCCTCATGAAAGCCTCATGATTAGGTCCAGCCATGTATAAAGTTTCACCATTTTCTCCTTTATGAGAGTGGATGCCTTTGAGACCCATTTTCTCAGCATCTTTCATAGCTTCTTCTTTTGTTTTAAAGTAGTGCTTGCTGATATCTGGTGCATGCATCATGCTCTTAGACTCTTCTTTTTTCTTATCTCCGTGGTGCATCGCTTTTGTAACATCCACTTCGATTCCGTCTTTGGTGTAATTAAAGTATTTATTCATCGCTATGATATAGAATTGCCGCTGGATATGTATCCAACGTATGTTGAGCCGAGATATCTAAAACTTCTTTCAAAGTATTTAAATTCTCTATTTCGTTAAAATCTTTTACACAAGATTCTAAAGTTTCGCCCCAATATTCTTTATCTTGAGAGCATACTATAGATTCACATAAGTTGTTTAACATCTCTTCTTGAGAATCGTTTAGATCCTTAACACCAAGTTTATCTATCATCTTAGCTTTAGAATTATTAATAAAACTCTCTATATCATAGATTGTTTTTTGTATATTAGCCCTAGAATACTGTGCATTTACTATCGGTATATCTGTAGTTCCCTCTGGTCTACCAGCTTCTTTTCTAGGACCAGTTGCCTTCTTATCAGGAGAGTATACAGGGACACCACCTACAATTGGATTGTAATAACCTTTTTCTCTGTCCTCTAAGAAGTCTTGCTGTTCTGGCTTGAGCTGATCTGGCTCTGGGAACTTGCCATTGTGGAACATTTCCATACCCTGCTTAGGAGTAATAATGCCAAGCTCCATAAGTCTTGTGGACGCTCTCATCAGTTGAACCTCATCCCTCATATCTATATCTTTCATTCTAGCTTGCGGCCAAGATCTAAAACCAAGGTTCTTAGCTATCCTTTTAATTTCTTTATTTAAAAAGTCATTTAAGAAGCCATGTCTTGATTCTTGCAAACGATCAATAAATATCTGTGCTTTGACTTGTGTGGAATTAAACTTTTCTTCTCCAACTACAATGTTTTGCAAACCTTGACGGATATCTTCGTTTAGTATTTCATATTTAGCTGGCCCTAAGACTAGATTTAGTTCTGGTATAATAAACTCAGCTTTAGTTGTGTAATCTGATACCAATACACGGCCAACACTCTCATTTTTAAATAAGTTTTGCATAGCCAACATATTGTTGGGGTTGATACCGCCCTTTTCTGGATCAGCCCCCATTGTGATTAGAAGAATAACATTTTCTACAGTTCTTGTAATAGCTTGATCCATCTTCTTTAACTCAAGCTTTGCATTTATGTCTTCTAACACTGGGAAGCCAAAAGGTATGGCAAATGGCTCGTAATCTTGTTTTTTATAAAAAGAGTATGATAATCTTTTAGGGTCCAAGTCTATACTTATGCCTTTGTGAGAATAAGATCTATCAACGATTTCTTTTTGCACCTCTGGATCTAAAGCATCAAATATAGCTTGATCCTCCTCTGTTATTGGGTTGGCTAAACGAGCTAACTCGTAATCAGATAAAATCTTTTGATAAGCACCGCTATAAGTAAAAGTTGTAGCTCTTTTCGCCACAACATCATATGGATTTAAAAGAATGTAACGCAAAGGTATTTGATTAGGTCCAGCATCAATAGAACCAACCTGATTAATTAACCTAGCATAATCTTCAGCTTTAAATCTTCCGTCTATTCTATACAAGAATACATTACCGCTTCTATAATACTCTCTAAAGTATTGATCTTTTAATCCTATAATATTAACACGTTTAAACCACTCTTCAAAAAACTCTCGGCTTTTTCTTGTCCCGCCCTCTAAATAAATATCTGTGTTCGTAAACTCTGACATAATGTCAATAGCATTACGAAATACAGCTACATTAGCGTATGCTTTTTGACAAAGCTCAATAGCATCTCTAGCTGTTACACCATCAGACGCATACTCATAAGGTAGCATACCGATAGCAATGCTTCTAAATCTATCTATTGGATTTTTTTGTGATATCCTGTTATTTCTAGAACCTGTAAAACTATTACCAGTCTGAGACTTTCTAGCTTTTGAAACATCCTGATACGAAGCGTCAGATGTATAGAATGGCTCCCCTAAAAACTCTGGCTCAAATTTATCCTCAGTAGGTCTAGAGGGATGTTCGTTATTGTTAAACTTCTTCCAATAATCCGACCGCTTAGTATATTTTCTCTTAGACATAGGATGTAATTTATATTACACCCCAAAGTTAACTTTCAACTTTCAAAAGTTAAGAAATAAACATTGGCGTAAAAGAAGTCTGCACATCAGTTATATTCTCAGAGTTCATATCGTAATAAACATTCATGAACCAATTCCCCAAGACTAAAGCTGAGTATGAGTCTTTTCTAGCTTTATCAGCACCTTTTTGTTTTCTTAGGCTAGGCGGTAAATCAAAGCTTTGTGTTCCTTGAATAGAAGTTGTAATTTGTATTAAAGCACATTGCACTTTAATTAAATCCATCATATCTTTTTGGTGCTCCACAAAGTCAATCATCCTTGCCCCTACTCCTCCATTTTCATTAGGATCATTTCTAATAAACTTTAATTGTTTTATAGGGACTCTAGATTTGCGCTGGATGTTATAATCATCATTCATAGCGGCTCCTGCAAAAAATATTTTTTTGTGGTCGAAAGCTGATTGTAATGACTCATTGGCAAACCTGATCCATGCTGATGTTGGTTTTCTTAGAAAAACAATATTCTTTTGTGATAAATTATATTGATTTTTTAATCTACGAAGATTTTTATCATAGTCTTTGGCTTTATCTAATTCAGCCTCTATAACTCCAAGCTTTAAGTTCTTGTCTTTGAATATAATACTCTCATTGCAAGAGTTAATAAATTGGACACCGCCATTATAGTCACCAACAACAGCCACAACATTGAAGTGTGTCATGACATAAGCCATATATTTAATATGTGTTTTTAAACTAGCACCAGATAAAGCGTAGCTATGAACGACTGTTCCTTTCCTAGTGTCTTTGTTTAACTTTATCAGCAGCATCGCAAAATCATCAGAGCTTTCACTCTCAGACCAAGAAGGGTCAAAAGCCAAGATGTATTCATCCTTATGATTGCCCACAACCTCTACAGATTGCCCCTCACCGTCTTGTAACGTGCATTGTGCCATCTTACTCACTTTAAAGTATCCAGAGCTGTCATCAGTGAATATAGCGCCGAATTCACGCTCAAACTGAGACTCACTCATGGTTGCTTTAGATTGACTAATTAAATTTTGATCATAGAGCTGATCTGGAGCACAATCATAACTAAAGTGCATAATCGTTCTATGTGCTCCGTCTTGTTTGTTTTCATTTAAGATAAGAGCTTCATATTGTTGGTATATCTTGTATAAATACTCAAACTTGTAAGATGCAGATGACAAACCAATAATTTTGTTATTAGGCCAAATCTTTCGGTCTTCTTCTTTCATCTCACCCTTCTCAATCATCTGGGTTTCTAAATCATATATCTCTTGTCTCTCTGTAGGGTTCTCCACAACAGACAAGAAGGGTATAATAACCTCATTGTAAATTTTCTCTGGCATCAAAAGCAACTCGTCAATAATCATCCTCTGGAACCTAAAGCCCCTGAGTTTTTCTCCGTCACCTAACGGCAGCGCTCGTATACTACTTTGGCCTATCTCCATAACCCACTCATCGTTCATTTTAGAAACCCTAGTGATACACTGAGCGAAAAATGTAGCCTTGGGACTTTTGGATATGTCCTCAATCTTCTTGAAGATCATTTTGGATTGCCTGAAAGATTTAGACAAAATACCTATCTGCACACCCTGATTAAGAATAGCGTCTAATAGCGCGAAAATGCCCGTAGAAAAGCTTTTAGACATTCCCCGACTCCATATGCCCAAAAAGTAGTCAGACTCCATCATGGCCTTGATAGCCATGTGTTGGAAAGGGAATAGTTTTACACCAGTCAGTAATTCACAAGCAAACGATGGGTTTTCTCTTAGAAACTTATAAAGCAATATCTTAGCCTCAGTATCTTCTAAATATCCCTCTTTTTCTAGAATTAGCTGATTTATATCCTTGAACTCTCTGTTTAGTTTTTGTTTGCCTTCTTGCCAAGCCATCTTTCTTTAGTTGTTGATTCCAGAAGTATTGAACGTCTACTTCCCAAAGGTCTTTACCTAAAACAAGAATTTTGGGAATTAACTCTTCACTCTTCTGTCTAGACCCACTGAACACAATTTGTGAGCAGTCTGTATACTCTGCTTGTATTTCACGCATTCTATGAAACACATATTCTAAATTAAATTTTTTGTAGCCCCTCTGATTCTCACCCCACATATCATCAAAAGCTGTTTCCACCACGATAAATAAGTAGCAACCTATGGACCTGCACCTGTCTAGCTCTTTGACAAATCTATTATATCCATTTGTGACCGTTGCACAAAAATCCTGGTAAGATTTCCTATCCACGAATGTATAGTCATATAAATTACCTCCAACTCCGTAATCACCTACATCTAATTTTAAAAGTTCACTGTTATCGAAGTGAAGAGGCTTCTGCTCTCTAGTATCAATTAAAATAGGCGTTTGTGAGTAATCGTCATAAAAATTACTTGGTAGTTGCTTGCCGAGCATAGGCAACATACCAACTTGGGTGCAAGCTTCGCGGTAACTCCCGAAAACCTCTTTGTAGATGTCTAGATCGGGTAACTTGGAAGTTTGTAGGTAAAGCGAGGGAGGACCACCCGACATGCCCTTGGCTTGTATTTTTTCTTTAAACTTTTTTATTATAAATTCTTTTACCTCTTCACGGGGTGCGGTAACGCACCACTTCTTCATGTTCCGCTTGTTGATGAAGTCAGTAGCGAAATACTGATCGTATTTTTTAAATGGAATCAGATCTCCTGTAAGTTTGTCTTTTCTTTTATAATGCTCTACATAGTAATCTCCTACGTATTTACCATGCTTCTTGATGTGAGCATGTAAACTTCTAAGAGAATCAAAAGACTCGTCACATTCTTTACAACTATAAGACATCTTCTTGACCAATACCTAAAACTCTAGCCTTCCACTCAGCCATACCCTCTAATCGCTCTGCCTCTGTCTTTAC